GGGAAGTTGTGCCGTCACAAGAAGTATTAGATGCTCCAAAAACAGGTTTTATATTTGATGATGTTCCAATCCTATCTTGAAAATCAGTACTCGAAACAAGTGCTGATATGGTGTTAAATGCCTGAGGAAGTATGTATGTAAAGCTAATAGAAAATGAACCTGTAGTATCTGTAGGGTCAGTGGGGCTACCACTAAACTTAGAATGTATTACATTAAAAGAAAAATTAATAGATGAACCTTCTTTTAATTTATTCTGTATGGTTCCTAAATCTACAGTAAATTGACCATTTGATGTTACAATTCCATCAATATTGTATGATGCAGTAGATGCTGTTGGTTGAAATAAAGTTGTTTGTAGTTCTGTGCTTACTTGATTTGTAAAGTATTGTAATGAATAATTTTTTGATAAGTTGTTGGAAATATTGTAACCTTCAACATAGTTTCCATACATTAATCTATTACCCATTAACGTTTGAGAGTTTGCTAATAAAGGTACATTATCGTATAATCTTAATATCTCTCCTTCTGATAGTATAGTAGATATTTTACTATCAGTAAAACTATATGTGTAATTAAAATTATCTACATAATTTTGTTCATTCTTATTAAGTTTTTCTATAACTTTAATAATATTTGAATCAGCTTCTTTAAATAATATCTCTATATCTTTAACTTCTGAACCACCTGAATTAAAAGTAACTATTGCAGCATTGGTAGAATTAATCATACCATTATTTAAATTAGTAGCAGTAGATATATTAAAAGGACTTGGCGTAAAGCTTGGTGTAGTAAATTGTGATGTGGCTGAATATTCATTGTCAGAATATTTATATCTGTATGCAAAACAAATAAAACGTTCTTGCATATATGTTTCAGAAATATCAGTAGTAGCATTTTGTACAGAAGGAGATTCAGTAGGCGGCTTTACAATAACTAATATATCGTTGTAATCAAAACCATCGTTACCTGTTAAAGCTGTAGGGGAAGGATAATTTCGTGTTACATTTATTTTTCTAGGAGGATTATAGTTGTCTGTAAAAAATAAAAAATCATCAACTTTATTTACATTGTTAATTAAATATTTTTCATTAAAATTTAATGTAGTATTTAATACATCATTTGCATTTTTAAAACTAACTATATGATATGTGGTAGATTCCGTTTTTGTATCATATGATACTATCAAATCCGCTTTATTAGTTGCAGTTGCAGTTGCATTTTTGTCATGTATAAACCAATATATAGTTTCACGAGCACCATCTTCAAAAGCACCAATACAAGTTGAGTTAGCACTTAAATTATAATCAGTTCCTGAAAAATTTCCAAGAATTATATTTGTAAGTAAAGAGTTCCCTTTAGAGTTTTCTACAGACCCAATCTCAGAATCTTCAGTAGAGCCAAGACGTACATTTAATGCATCAACATACTCACCATTAGGTATAAGTCTTTCATCGACAGACTTATTCATTCTACCTGCTATAAAATTTCTTTTACTGTTAGCCATACTACTTAATCCACTTATCTTGTCCTCTTAGATTCATAAGCAATCTACCGGGATGAATGTTACTAATTCTTATTTTAGCATTACGAAGTAATGACGCTTTCTTTTTCTTAGCTCTATTTACTATATACTCTTGAACACCAAGTTTACTATCTAATATAGAGTATTGTATATATGAGTACACATATTCCTCAAATAATTTATTAACAGTTATAAGTGAATTATCTCCACCCTCCATACCATCAGATACATACTCTACTATTACGCTTTTACCTGACATTGTAGAATCAAAGTGTATAACGCCTGATTTAGCATCTACCCTAAAGGTAGGGTTAGCATTAGCTGTTTCTGTATTAAGACCGTAACGAGCTCCTATGGCAAAATCAAAGTACCAATCACCATCACAGCAGTGTCCCTCTGAACCATTGTAAGCACTATTATCATTTAAATATATACTCTTTTTAGTTCCTTTTATTCTTGCAATATCTATTGGAGAAAACTCAGGCTTCAATACACTGCCGGCCTCATCAAACAAAATGTTTAGATTATTGTCTTGAAGATAAGCCGTTGCTGAAGTTAGTCTAATGTTTTCTATCATTGGAAATAAAACACCATTCTCAAAAAGAGATATACGAACCCAATTCACATAATCTGATGGTAATATAAATCTTACTGAATCGTTAACGGTTAACTCTAATGCTTTAATTTCTTTAAACGCATCGTAGTTAAGTTCTTGTACCGCACGTTTAGCGTGAAATAGAATTTTATACCTCTCCTCGTTATTTACTAAAGAGTGGTTTCCTTGATACATCAACATAAAATTGTTAACTATATCTTTCAAGCTAACGTATTGGTATGAACCCCAATTAGCATCTTCAGGATTGTTTCCTGAATTTTCATAGTATTGATACTGAGATATATATGCCATTATTGTTGTGTATTATTTTGTTGTTCCTCTGTAGTAGCAAAGTCAACTACCATTTTTTCTCTTATTTCTACTCCCGCATATTGACATATCTTTATGATAAGGTCATTAGCATTATCTAATGGAACCTCAAAATCTTGGTAATCACCTATACTGCTATCAAAAATAGGAGCTTGCAATTGTAAAGATGCATTAAAAGTCCATTTAGGGTCTTTTGGGTATCTTATAAATTGAGCTGATATATCTGTAGCTCCATTAATAGTTGAGGGATATACAGTCATTGTAGGACCCTCTGTGCTGTATGCAGGAAAGTCTTTGCTAGGTGCTGTAAGTATAGAGTTGTTAAGCATACTAATCTTACTTTGGTTTACTCTTTCAGCTTCTACATTTCCTGTAGCATAAATTACTTTATTAATTAAGTAATAATCAAAGCCTACATTAGCAGGTGCTGCATCTGATGCAGGCATTTTATATGTATTATTAGCAATTTGAACTAAATTTGCTGTTACTGAAAACAAATCAATTACCTCAAGTATTCCTTTGGACAAGTTAGCGTAGTCAGTCCCTGACCTACGAGCATTCTCTAAATTTATCTGCGTGTTGTAATCGTAAAAGTAATTCTCAAATATCTCTAACTGAGCTTGTTTAGCATACAGGTTAAAGTCTGATGGAGAAAGGTATCCGTAGTTATTCTTATTAAGTATAGCAAGGACCGTAGTTCTAACTGAGTTTATCATCTTAAAATCTTTTCACAAATATACGCAAAAAAAAAGAGCCCTATAAAAAGGCTCTTTAGTAGTTAAATTATAATATTACTAATTCATAAAATAATTTGTTATTTCTAGAGGAGGTGTTATTTCAAGTACAAGAGAAGTTGCATTTGCGTTCTGTGCCTGTATCATTTTGTCTTGAAAAAAGTTTCTCATTTGTCGAAGAGAAGTTTCAATAGTTGCTGTAAAAAATAAATTTAAAACATCACTTCCTGCGGGAGACTTCCCGTAAGTTAATGTAATACTATTTGTACCAATTTCAATAGCTCCTAAGTTATCTAAACCTAACAATAAATCTCTTTCACCTTCGCCTGTTTGAGAAGCTTTAAATTTTAAAAACTTTGCCATATTAAGTAAGTGTTATAGTTTTAATATAATAAGGGACATTGCTAGAATTATTATAAAACTCATTTAGTGGTATGTCTAATCGGTTACTAGTAGCGTTAGTTACTAACAACCTCTCTAACCAACGTAAATATAGTTTAGTTAAAAAAGAATCTGTAACAGGAGTGCCTATTGGTAAATACAGTTGTTGGTTAGTACTACCTCCTTGTGTAAAATCAACACTAAGGCTTCCTGTAATATCTCTAGCTGCAATATACCCCTCTATAGACATCAACACGTTTCCACGCAAATCATCATTAGGTGCGTATATAGCATAATTTGACCCTGATGCGGGGGTTATATTAGCAGACAAATTTAATGTGTCCGCTCTCACAACTTCAGTTACGGTAGCTAAAGTCATTGGAGATGCTGAAGTATTAACTACAATGTCTCCAACTTTTATCTGATTTACTACAAAATCTCCGCTTGCATCTATTAAAACCTTATCAGAACCAACATCAGTCGTTCCTATTGTTAAGGGGATTGGTATTCCTAAATACTTTGCCATAAGCTTATGAATAAACTATTGATGAAACAGCTCTAGGAGGCACTTGTAATGGAGCAACCTCTTTCCAATTTGAACTAAACAAGTCTTGAATAACTCCAAGAATCCAAACTTTCATGTCGTGAGAGCCTACATTAGCAGCGTGAGTTATAACTATGGTGTCAAAACTAGAGTTATTAGATTCTTGAAATATTTTTAATGTTAATTGAGTAGAACTTGTTGTCCCTACTGACATAATTTTTTCAATATTTGAAATTATTACGTTGCTCGTCCCGTTATTTAGATATATATACTTTCTCATAATTATGATAATACAATGTTAGAAATTGAGTAAGGAGCATCAGAAGCTGATACGTTATACATTGGTTCTGACCAAGGTCGTTGATTAGCTGCAATAAATTGCTTAGTAAGCCAATCACTCATAGCGGTATCTGAAGCACTAGGCATTGCAGCGTGGCTAATACCTATAATATTTATTGATGTATTTGTAGTACCATACCGTATCTCAGTAAAAGTAGAAGTACTTCCTTGTATTTTCAACATCTCTTCAACAGGTATGATGAGTACCTCGTGCGTTGGAATGTCATTTACTTTGATAAATTTTACCATTGTTTTTTTGTTTTAACTATATAAATGATTAATAATGTTACAAAGATAACAAAAAAAAAGGAAGCATTTCTGCCTCCTTAATTACTACTTAGTCTCTGCAACTTTTTCTAAAAACTCTAGAATTTCTAAACCATCATCGCTCTGAAGATATGATGACACCACATACAAGGGGTCTTCTCCAAACGGGATGGTTATCATTCTCTTTTTATTAGTAGGTGTGTTAAAGTACACATCCTTCTTTTTATTTCTATAAGATAAAATACCTTTATCAAAGAATGACTGCACTACTGAGTCAATCATTAATGTAGCATCATCTAAAATATTTAAAAACCCTTGTGGGTCTTGTTTAGCAAATAATAAAATGTCTCTTCTTAATTCTGTAGAAGTTACATCGCTAGGGTTTGTTCCAAATGCTACTCGTGTAATTGCTTCTACTTGGTCTATTGTAAGCTCACGTGCTGCAATTAAAGCATCAACCTCTATATTTAAGTCTTTAACTATTTCAGAAGCTTCTTTAGCCTCATCTATAACGCTATACTTAACATTATTAGCAGGATGAATTTCTAAAAACTTTTGTAATGATTGATTACTTTTTGAAACTGATAAAAACCCATCTTCAAATACGATTGGTTCTAGTATTGCATTTCCATCTTGCTCATCCTCAAAAGGACTTTTTTGGTTTCTTGCATATCGAAGTGCTCGGTTCTCACCTTTCTCCTCATCAAACCATAGTAATGGAAATCTTCTTGTGTGTCTTGATGAAAGCATAAAAGATAAAGGAGCTTCATCTCCTAATAACTTATACTGCTTGTCAGTGTACTCTACTTTATTTTTCATTTAATTTTAATTTAATTTGATTTAAAAAATAAAAGGAGTCCGCTATAACGGACTCCCTTTATAAATATACTACTCTTGGAATAAGAAGAAGTTATTTGCACCTAAAGTACATACAGCTCTTTCAGATAGGAAGTTAACTTCCATTGCATCTAAAGAAGATGTTTGTGCTCCACCTGCTGAACCTGTAATCCACGTCTTATATCGTCTGTCTTCAGTTTCTGAAGCTCTGTAACGAACGTGAAGGAAAGGTCGCTTAGCGTTCTTACCTAAGATTTGGTCATATACTGAAGTTGAACCTGCGGGAACTAATAGTCCGTTGATTCGCCCTGAACCTGCACCTGTTGGTAAACCACCACGCATAGTTGGGTCATTCAAATATTTCCAATCAGACTTGTAGAAGTCATATCCTCTTCGGAATCCTGTGAATCCTAGATTTAATGCCATCTCTTCGTCATTGTCAAATAGACCATATGAAGTACCACCTGCTCCGTAAGAGTTTTGTGCTGCTAACATATCATCAATATCAAATCCAAACTGTCGGTCAACAAAGATTACATTTTCTTCAATTGCTCCTTGCTTGTCTAATCGTTGAATAATTGCATCAAAGTCACCCAATACATTCGGGTTACCACCTGACCATACGTTACCTCTATTGTTTACAACATAAAAGATACCTTCTGAACCTGCACCTTGTGCTCCTGCGGCTGCTCCATTACCAATTGCTGCAGATACTCCTGAACCAATTGCTGCGGGAACTGCTTCCAACATAGCTGTCTCTAAGTAATCATCAAAACGTAAACGAGTTTCGTGCTCTGATTTCAAGTACCATAGGTAACCTGTTGCACCATTCTCAGTTTGAACTTCAACCCAACCAATTTGAGCCATATCAGAACCTGATACTGCATATCGGTCTTTAAGGATAATTGGCTTATTCTCGAAGAATACGTCATCAGCTTCTAAAGAACCTTGCATTCCTAAAGTACCTTTTTGAAATTCTGAACCGTAGATAAAGCAAGTAAATGTTTGAGCTGCTACTATTGTAACAGATGCATCATAATATGCTACGTCAAAAGTTCTATTAGCAGTACTAACTGCAGTAACTAAACCTTTAAAATTTTGACCACCTGCATTATTAGTAAACATAAGAGTTTGACCAATACGTACAGCAATACCACCTGTCCCCGGAACTAATTCCGCTGCGGGAATAGTGTATTGACCTGTTGTTGCATTTGCTGCTGCGGGTGTTGTTGCCCCAACATATTTAGTATGTAAGCGTCCTTGTTCTGCCCATTTGATAAGGTCAGAATTAGAAGGCATTTCTGCTCCTACTAATCGTAAAAAAGATGCTACGGTACGGTTACCATAACGCTCAAACTCCTTCTCATAAGTATCGGGTAGATACTGATTTAAGAAATTAAAGTTTGTAATATAATTTGTTGATAATGCAACTTGTTCCGAACTTGGTTGTAAATCAAAACCCGGGTCTGCTAGAACTTGTCCTGCCATTTTTTCTAATTTTAAATTTATTTTCTTTTAATACTTCTAATCTTTAAACCTCGACCTGAGTCATTGCTTATAGATTTAAATTGAGTTCCTGATTTAACACTTACTTCAGGTGTGGTACGAGCTGTCATATTAATATTCTTGGTTTTTCTCATAACATCCTCTGTTGCATTTGCTTTTCCTTGCTCATAAAAATACTGAGCAAACTTTTCAGGATTCATTGCAGCCGCTAACGCTTTATGGTAACCTTCAGCATCTTTTATTAAGCCACTTTCATCTAAGTACTTATTAACAAAGTTCATAGGTGATAGGTGTAGCTTTTTAGTTTCCTCTGCGTTACCCGGACTAAAAGTAATTTGGTCTTCTCCAATCTTGAAATCAAAACCTTTGAAATCATTGTTAAAAACCTCGTCTGTCTTTTTGGAAAACCAATCAGACTTTCTTTTAGTTTCCTCTTGTTGCGTTGCCGCTTCATTTAAATATTGCTTATAGCTTTCGTATTGTTCCTTTTCACCATCCGAGATAACTTCCGACCTTGACTCAAGGGGTTGCTTGTACATCTCTTGCTGCTCTGTGAAATAATTCTTAGCCTTAGCAATAGCTTTTTTCTTTGCTACTTTAATTTTCTTAATAGTTGACTCTTCATCCAAGTCTTCATCGTAAGAGTACTCATCCATCAATGACTGTATATCGTCATCATCGAGAGCAGTCTCCGTGGTCTTAAGATAATCTCTTAGCAAATTATCAGGATTAGTATCATCATAATCACGTTGCAATTCAACATAGTCAGAAATACTTCTTCCTGTTTCTTTTTTATACTTAAAATAAGCCGCTACATCTTCAGGTAGTTCTTCTTGAGCTTTTTGCTCAGTAAACATTTCCTCTACAGATGTAAACTCCTTATTGTATCTGTCTTTAATATGTGAAAGAACTTGGTCTTCGGTTAACCCTTGGACTTCTTCTTTTGGTTGTTCCTCTATAGTAACAACCTCTTGTGTTGGTTTTGAATCCTCAAACTGCTCTTCATGCTTTTGAAGTAATTCTTCTTCAACCTGTGCTGTAGACTTTTCTTCTACAACGTCTAATGCTCGTACTTTAATCTCCATTTGATTTAATTTAATTTATGCAAAGTTAAATAAAATTTATTTATGAATTAGACACTTTACCTGCTGCGGTATTAGCAACAAACTGTTTTGTTCTGCCACTCTTTTTTTTCTTTCTTGCGGTAGCAGCTCTTTGAGCTTTTGTCATACTATTAGCTTTAGCTAACGGAAGGCATCTATCAGGGTTCTTTTTATTTTTACTAGTACCGCAGGCTCCTTTTATAGAACCATCAGTACCTATTCGCACCCACTTTTGGTCTCGCCATTTTTTAAGCTCACCCATTAATA